GGTTATTCCGATTGGCAGAGGCGAAGGTGGCGGACTCAGCGTCCACAACGAAACCAAGATCGATGCGCGTGGGGCAACGAAGGAACTGATTAACGTGTTGCCCGAAATCATGAAGCGCAATAACGACGCACTGGAATCCAAGATCATCTCAGCCATTCAACGAAGGCAGTACAAACTAGCATGACGGATATTTTAATGCCGGGCTGGCTACGGCACGCGCGCAATACGATTCGCTACATGGACAACACGGCGGTGACGCGCGGTCTCTACACCGGTGCAGCGCAAACCACGTCTCTAGGTGGAGATCGAGTCGCGGCATCAATCGAGATCGCGCCGACTGGCGGTAAGACGCTTCAGAAGGAACGCGCCGCGCTAATTGCCTTCCTCGCCAATCTTCGCGGCAAGCAAAACCGAGCGTATCTCTACGATCAAGCCTATCAGCGGCGCGGATCATTCCCGGCATCGGAGCTGCTGACAAATAACACCTTTTCGAATGGGACCACTGGCTGGCAGTCTTCACCAGGAGTGCTGTCGGCTAACGACAGGCGACTTCGCATTACGGCAAACGGGAGCGGCGGTTCCGGCCTAGTTGTATCCACTGCCAGTTCCATCACGCTGACACAGTACGCGCCTTACTGCGTTCGGGGATTCTATTCTGGCGGTAATTATTCAATAGCGTCCGGGGTGGATGCTCGCCTCGGCGACGCCACGTATGGAACCACGAACGGTTTTGTGGGAACGCAGTCGACGGTAGACGGTATGGTCATTGCGTCCGGCGTCACATTGGCGACGGCGATGTATCCTGGTTACGGAAACTTTAACACCGGATCTATAGGCGGCCAGTATTACGAAATTCCCTACACGTCTCTGAGTCAGTGTCTACTTATAGACAATGGATCAAATCTTAATCTGTACTCTGAGCAGTTCGATAATGCCGTGTGGACTAAAACACGGACGACTGTCACAGCAAACTCCGTTGCCGCTCCGAACGGCTCCACTACTGCAGATACGCTAAGCGAGGACGGCAGTGCGGCGACTTCTCACTACATCGGCCAAGGCTCTGTAGTTTCTGCGAGCGCGCTTGATTACACACACGTCGTTAGCGTGAAGGCAGGGACTCGGACGTGGGTGCGTGTTTCCTTAAGCGAAATTACGGGCGGCCAAGAAGCGTACGTGTTCGTTAATCTCGCTACCGGCGAGAAGGGGACGACTACTGTAACCGGGGCAAATTGGAGCAACGTCCGCGCCTATGTCGATGACCAAGGCGGCGGCTGGTATTGCATCTCGGTGGTCGCGAGAAAGACGAATGCCGCTACCACAGTTATTCCGTATATCTACATTGCTGAAGGCGATAACGATGTTACGTTCTCCGGCGGCTCAACGGCATCACTTTATATCTGGCGTAGCACGCTCGCGCAGTCTTCGGTTCCAGTTCGTCAGGTGCAGACAACCAGCGCCGCCACGGCTGGCACCGCTCAAACGGGTAGCGCTGTATATGTAAAGGGGTTACCTGCTAGCACGGCCGGTTTGTTACTTCCCGGTGATCAGTTCGAAGTCATCACATCGCGCGGCAGCGAATTGAAGTTTGTAACTTACTCGCTTGACTCGAACGCGTCGGGACTTGGGTACCTTCAGTTTTCACCATCACTGCGCGGCACAGTTGCAGACAACGCCGCCGTCATCATCCACAATCCGATGGGCCGATTCCTTTTTTCTGGTGAATTCCCGGAGTGGTCTAACGATCCCGGTGTAATCACTACAGCCTCTGCGGACTTCGAAGAAGCGCTTTGAACTACCTAGTCACGATCTACTTCACCGGGCCTAAAACCCAGTGGAGCGGGAAAGTCGCGACCGAAGAAATCATCGGCCAACGCTCCTATCGATGGTGGTGGATGGCTCGTCTCAGCGCACGCAGTTCGCTTGAGAATCTAAACCTAAGGCGCTGCGGCTACGTGATTCAAAAGGGCGATGAAGTTTTAGAGCACGTCGAAGCTCTAACGGAAGACGAGATTGAGGTCGCGAGCCAATGACCTGGTTTGCTTCCTCCACCAACGAAGCCGAGTCACAAAAAGAACATGCGCACATGTTCCTGGCCGTCGATTTGGATTTCACCAGCGGCCACGTGCGTGCATGGACCGGCGTCGGTGAACTCACCATCAGCGGTAGCACGTTCTACGGTTTGGGGAATCTTGGAAAGATAACCATCCCCGCCGATCGAGCCGGGCTCGACGCCAGCAAGAAGTCGTTTCAACTGTCGGGCATTGACCCAACGATTCTGTCTGAAGCCGACATCGAAGCGTGTTTCGGCCGAAGCGCTATTGAGTACATCGGCTTTCTAAACCCAGACACGAAAGCGTTAACCGACACGCCCGAGATCAACTGGGAAGGACGAATGGATAACGTCCGCCGCGTGGATGGTAATGATCCAACGATTGAAGTAAATGCGGAGCACCGATTGATATTGCTGGACGAATCCGACGCCTGGCGCTACACGCACGAGCATCAACAGCAGTTCTATGCCGGCGATCTAGGATTCGATCAGGTTCGAGCCATTCAATTGAAGGAAATCATCTGGGGCAGCCAGAGATCAATCATTGGTTACAACCCAGGCCCGCACCATAGTAAGTTCCCAGTTTACGGTGGATGATGCGCGTCGATAACTGGCCATTGAAACTTGCTGCCGAAGTGGATTCGGCGAACGGCCGTCCTTTCGAGTTTGGCGTTCACGACTGCATGCAGTTTGCAGCCCGCTGTTTTAAGGCCGTCACCGGCGATGACAAACTCTTGCTGTTTCCTTCTTACTCGACCGAAGCAGAAGCGATGCAGATTGCTGAACGTTTCGGCGGGCTAGAAGGATTGCTACGGCATGAACTCGGAGAGCCGAGGCATCCAGCCTTTGCGATGCGTGGCGACATCGTTCTCTGTGACATGGGTCAAGGACCGCAACCGGCCGTGTGCATCGGCGTGTGGTGTGTTGCGCCAGGACTTCGACGATTAGAGAAACGGATGACCGACACCGCACTCATGGCGTGGAGTATCTAGTGCCGCAAGCCATTCCCGCCATCGCCACGTTCATAGCGTCCAAGGCGGCGATCGCCATACTGATCAAGACGATCCTTATCAACGTAGCGATCGGCGCGTTGACACGCAAGAGACCACCAAAGACATTCGCTCCAGCCGTAAACGTCACGATAAAAAACACGATTGAGAATCGTCGAATGATCTTTGGGCGTCGCCGCGCGGGCGGCGTGTTTGTTTTTTACGCAACATTAAGCAGCGGCGCTAATCCGACTCGGGATCTTTTGTTGTACGTCGTTGTGTATGCGGGGCATCAGTGTTGTGCCATGACCGATATGTGGATCGACACGGAACGAATCCCCGATGCGGACATCAACCCGACGACCGGGCACGTCTCAACCGCCAAGTTCAACAACACGCTGAACATCAAAAAATACCTAGGGACCAGCGCTCAAACCGTTGACCCGTATTTAGACGGTGCATTCGCCGAGTGGACATCGAACCATCGACTGCGCGGATGTACGTATGCGCGCATTTACATGGTGCGCAGTGAAACGGCCTATCCGAACGGCGCACCACAGAGCGTTACGGCGCTGATTGACGGCGCTCCCATGTACGACCCGCGATTAGATTCCACAAACGGTGGCAGCGGGAGCCAAACGAGATCGGACCCGTCTACGTGGACGAACACCTACCCAGCGATCGGCAATCCAGCTTTGGTGGCACGTTGGTATTTGACCGGCGGTTCCGTCATCAACGACCTGACGGCAAGGCTCGTTCGATACGGGCTGCGAGAGGACGACGCGCGCATTCTGGATTCCTACACACGCGCCGCCGCGAACATCTGTGATGAAAGCATCTCCGGCGCCAATGCGCCCCCGAGCGGTGCGCAAACCCGCTACTCGTGTGACGTGGAAGTGTCCACCGGCGAAACGCGGCGGGAGATACTCGGGCAGATACTGGAAACCATGGCCGGCACCATGACATACGTGAATGGAAAGTATCGCATCTATGCCGGTGACTACGACTCGCCAATACACACGCTCACGCAGGATGACTGCCGCGGTGACATTGAAGTCGATGACACAACGGGGCATCGTGAGCGCTACAACAAAGTGTCGGCCGTCTTCTTTGACGACTCAAACCAGTATGTCGAAGCGACCACGCTCTTTCGAACGGACGCGGCCTACGTCACGCAAGACCACGGCGAAGAGATCGAACGTGAGATCAACATCCCCGGCTGCATAAACCAGTATCGCGCTCAACGGTTAGCAGAGATCGAGCTTCGCAAGTCCCGCATGATGCGGATCGTGAAGGTTCGCGGCGGCCGTGACTTGATGCGGATCGCCCAGAATGAAACGTTCACGCTGTCGCACTCAAGGTGGAGTTGGACGTCGAGAGTGTTCCGCTGCATCGAGCGGCAATTAGAATTCGACGGCGATGAAGTCATCGTGGTCATCACAGCACGTCGAGAAGACTCAGGCGTGTGGGCCGATATGCTGACGGCAGACTACACGACCGGCGAGAGTGACACGGACGTGTTCGAGAACGACGGGCCGGACGCACCCACCAATTTATCCATTACGCCATTGCCAGGTGCATTGCAGTTCACGATCACGCTGCCAACCTTCTTCAAGGCGGGATCGATTGTCGAACTGTGGGAATACACGGCCAACACGCCGTTTGCCAGCGCCACGAAGATATGGGAAGGCGAGACCACGTCGTACACCAAAACCGGCGACACGCCTGCTGCGAAGTATTATTGGACTCGCATACGTGGCCCACATGCCACGACCAGCGACACGTATCCGTCTGGCAATGGACTGTCCGGCCAGGCGCTTGCGCCCGTCACGCCGAACTCGCTCACGCTCACCGCTATCCCCAATGGCATCGTCGCGCAATGGGCAGCCGCTACCGAGGCCGCTGCCGGCACCGTGTGGGAACTCTATCAACACACCGCGAGCACACCTTTTGCGAGTGCGACGAAAATATGGGAAGGAACTGCACTTAGCTACACGATCGAAGGTGAGACGCCAACGGCTAAGTACTACTGGGTCCGAGCAAGACTAAGCGGTCAGAATAGTGCGACGTACCCAGCTACCACTGGACAGAGCGGGCAGGCACTCGCGCCCGTTGCGCCTAACTCGCTGACGCTGACCGGCGTCGCCGGCGCGATCGTTGCGTCATGGACATCGGCCACGCAAGCGGCGGCGGGCACCGTGTGGGAGCTTTGGGAGTATACGGCCAGCACGCCATTCGCCAGTGCAACCAAGATTTGGGAAGGGACGGCGCTCAACTACACCATCGTCGGCGACACGCCAACGGCGAAATACTATTGGGTGCGTGCGCGGTTGAGTGGGCAGAAC